TTCGTGCAGAAATTGCAGGTCAGGAAGATCGTACGAACGTAGCAGGAAAAATCCGCGAGGGTTACGAGCTTGTTCGTGCAGATGAATATCCTGATTTCCCTGTCCCATCTGTTGAAGACGGCCGACATGCTGGTGTTATCAGCGTGGGAGGTCTCCTCTTAGCTCGCATTCCCGAAGAGAACGTGCAGGAGCGTAATGCGTATTACCACCAACGTGCGAGCGATCAAATGCAGGCGGCTGATAATGAGTTGATGAAGAGCAATGCTCACAGTTCAATGAAGATTCAACGCCCCACACGGCAATCTCGAGTCAGCTTCGGCGGCCCCAAGGCTGCTGAATAATCTTTTTTAAAGGAATTATCAAATGGCAAACATCAATAAGCCCTTTGGTCTGCGTCCTCTCGGTAATCTCTCTGCTACTGGCGGTCAAAAACAGTACGGATACTTGATTAACGATAACCAGTCCGGAGCTATCTTCCAAGGCGACTTGGTAACCATTGACAATGGTTATCTTGTCAAATTCAACAACACGGACCATACGTCTGCTGTTGGTGTCTTGAATGGCGTAAGCTATATCGACCCCACCACAGGCAAGCCTACATGGAAAAACTACTATCCAGGTTCCGTCAACATCACCAGCGGCCAAATCGTTGCTGACGTGATCGACGATCCTAGCCAGTTGTTCATCATCCAAAACGCAGGCACTCCCACTCAAGCAAGTATTGGTACCAACGCTGACATCACTGCCAGCACCACTGGTAGCACCACCACTGGTGTGTCCAATATGACCATGAGTGGCACGTTCACCGAAACTGCTGCTGCCAATTTGAAAGCAGTTGGCTTGTGGAACGTACCGGGCAATGAGATGGGCCAATATGCCGTTCTCGTTGTGAAGATTAATGAGCACCTGTACGGCAGCACTGGCACGCCGGGCTTCAGTACCTAAGGAGAACATAAATGGCAATTTCCCGCGCACAACTCGTAAAGGAACTTGAGCCAGGCTTAAACGCCTTGTTCGGCCTCGAGTATAAAAACTACGAAAACCAGCACACCCAAATCTATTCAATCGAATCTTCAGACCGCGCGTTTGAAGAAGAGGTGATGGAATCGGGTTTTGGTGAAGCTCCTGTGAAGACTGAAGGCTCTGGCGTCGCGTACGACCAGGCGCAAGAGGTTTACACAGCGCGTTACACCCATGAGACCATTGCTTTGGCTTTCTCCTTGACTGAAGAAGCCGTAGAGGACAACCTCTATGACCGCCTTGGCGCTCGCTATACACGTGCTTTGGCACGCTCTATGGCTCAAACCAAGCAGATCAAAGCTGCTGCCATCCTGAACGGCGCTTTCACTACCTCTATCGGTGGCGACGGTGTTGCTCTGTGCGCAACCAATCACCCCACTTTGGGTGGCCCCAACTTGTCCAACACACTGGCAACCCCAGCGGACTTGTCTGAGACTTCCTTGGAGCAGTCGTTGATTGACATTGCTGCGTTCACTGATGAGCGTGGATTGAAGATTGCGGTGCAGGGCTTGAAGTTGATTATTCCGAAGGAATTGCAATTTACCGCAGATCGGATTTTGAAATCCACTTTGCGTACTGCAACTGCGGATAACGACATCAATGCCATCAAAAACATGGGCATGGTGCCTCAAGGCTACACAGTCAACAACTTCCTTACCGATCCAGATGCGTACTTCATCAAGACTGACGCACCTAACGGTATGAAGATGTTTACACGTGTGTCCCTGAAGACTGGTTTTGAAGGCGACTTCGACACAGGCAATGTCCGTTACAAGGCACGTGAGCGCTACAGCTTCGGCTTCAGTGACCCACGCGGCATGTTCGGTTCACCTGGCGCTTAATAGTCAGGTAATGGAAAAAGGGGCCTTGTGCCCCTTTTTCTTTTGGTGTATATTGAGCACATTCCGGGCCTTTCCGGTGTTCTGACAGTCCCGGCTGACGACATGCAGACAGAACACCCTCACTTGCATGTAAGGAAAAATCATGGCATCAACCACCTTCTCCGGCCCAGTCACGTCTACCAACGGATTTATTGGCGCATTAACGGGTAACGTAACGGGTAACGTAACGGGTAACGTCACAGGTAATACGGCAGGAACAGGCCGCATCACGCACGCTACGACCGCTGCAATTAACGCCACTGCAACAGCCACTGCTGCTGAAGTTGCTACGGGCTACATTACTTCCACTTCTGCTGCTCCAACCACAATTACTTTGCCAACTGGCACTTTACTTGGAGCAGCATTAGGCGCAGCTAAGGGCACAATTTTTGATTTGTACATTGACAACACTGGCGGCGCAAGCACAGTGACAATTGCTGTTGCTACCAACGGTATTTTGTCAACTGCTGCCGCAGACACTGCCGGTTCTTTTGGTGACTTGACCGTTGCTTCGGGTGTGACCGGCCTGGCTCGTTATACATTGATGTTCTCCAGCGCCACAGCATACGTCTTCACACGCACTGCTTAATTAGGAGCCAGTATGAGCTACAGCAATATACAGTCAGCGTATGCGACTGGCACTGCTCAGATGGTCAATGGGCGCAGCCGCGTGGTGGGTGTTTATTACACATCCACAGGGGCAGCAACCATGACCTTCAAGAGTGGCGGCGCAAGTGGCACCACACGACTGACATTGGCTTCCCCAACCGCTGCCGGTTCGGATAGCATTTTGCTATCTGAGATGGGCCTGCTTTTTGAAAGCGGCGTCCATTTAACCGTAAGTGGGGCGGCAATCACCAGTGTCACTTTGTTCTTCGAAGGTGGAGCAGCGTAGTAATGGCCTCCAAGGGCATGGGCATCAAAACCTCGGTCAAGAGCGGAAATTTCCGTCCTACCAAGGCCGGTGCAGGCATGACCAAAAAAGGTGTAGAGGCCTTTCGCAAAGCTAACCCTGGAAGCAAGCTTAAGACGGCGGTGACTGCCAAGAATCCGTCTCCCGCAGAAGCAAAACGCCGTGCGTCGTACTGTGCGCGGTCCGAGGGCCAGATGAAGGATTTTCCTGAAGCTGCCAAGGACCCAAACAGTCGTCTACGTCAGGCACGTAAACGGTGGAAATGCTAATGGACATTAATTTAATCTGGTCTGCCGTTTTATCCGCCGCAATTGGCGGATTGTGGTTTTTCATTCGTGAAAAATTTGACGAGCTCAAGCGGATAGACATTTTGTTAAACAAAACACGCGAGGAGATTGCCCGTGATTACGCAACTAATTCAGAAGTGCAAAGAGTTACTGACCACATTGACCAACGCTTTAATCGTCTTGAAGCAAAAATTGATCAACTTATTCAACAAGCAAAGTAAGGAGCAGTGATGGCGACAACCACAAAGATGAAGATGGTCATGAAGGGCGGCAAAAAGGTCCCAGCCTTTGCTGCCGACAATATGGGCAAGATGAAGAAGGGTGGCATGGCAGATAAAGCTGGACGTGCTATGAAGACTAAAACCAGTGACTCTATGGGTCGCGCAATGAAAAAGGGGAAATAACATGGCTGGACGTGGAATGGGCTGCGCAACGCGCGGCGGTGGTGCTGTTGAGAGCGGCCCCGCAAACAAAATGATCTCTGAGACCAGCAAAACTACTGGCGTTCCTATGATGAAGAAAGGTGGCATGGCCATCAATCAACACAAACGGATGGCCATGGGCATGATGAAGGGTGGCAGCGCCAAGAAGATGATGAAGGGCGGAGCCTGCTAAATGACCACTTCAGGAACAACAACCTTTGATCTGTCTATTGACGACCTGATCGAAGAGGCATTTGAGAGATGCGGCATACGTGGCACAAACGGCTACCAGCTGAAGTCTGCGCGTCGCTCTCTCAATCTGTTGTTCCTGGATTGGGCAAATAGAGGCCTTAACCTTTGGACGATTGAGCAAGCTACCTATGCCATAACCCAAGGTATCAGAGAGATATCTTTGGATACGGACACAGTTAATGTCTTGTCTGCTGTCATTCGAGACCCTTCACAGGGCATCTTGACAGACATCACCATTGACCGTATCAGTCGCTCTGAGTACCTCAACATACCTGACAAGACTTCGCAAGCAAGGCCTGCTCAGTACTATGTGCAGAGAACGAATGTTCCCAAGGTGTTTTTCTATCCGGCAGCGGACCAGAACTACACGTTTGTGTACTACAGAATTCGTCGCATCCAAGACGCTGGTGCGTATACCAACACATCAGACGTCAACTTCAGATTCTTGCCATGCCTGACGTCAGGACTGGCATACTACATCTCGCTCAAGTACGCGCCCGAGCGCACAGGCGCGCTCAAGACCATTTACGAAGAAGATTTCCTACGCGCCGCGATGGAAGACAGAGACACTGCCAGCGTTAACTTCGTTCCTGACTTAGGGGTGTAACGCATGGCCTTCGCAACAGGTAAATTTTCATATGGCCTGTGTGACTATTGCGGACAGCGATATGAGTACAACGTGCTGCGTAAAAACTGGCGCGGATTCAAGGTCTGCCCGGACGATTACGAACCAAAAGAGCCACAACTCGAACCCTTGAAATATAGGGGCGATGCAATTGCCCTCTATGAGCCAAGGCCAGATAGAATTGAGCCTGTATCGGTGTTTGTGGGTGCTCCTGGTTTCACGGCATTCCAGAGCTTTGGAACAGTCAGAAACACCAATGACATGCGTCCTTATATTCAAGACCAGGCCCTGATTGCTCAGGGCGTGGTGGGTTCTGTAACGGTGGTGACCTCATGACATACGATGAGCTTGTAACAAACATAAGAAATTACACCGAAGTAGACGCGAATGTCTTTACTCCGGCAGTAATAAACACGTTCATTACTTTTGCAGAGAACAGAATCCTGCGAGACATCGATTTGGATGTTTTCAAGCTTGAAGTGACTGGAAACATGACCAGTGGCAACAAGTTTTTGTCTGCGCCCAGCGATATCTTGACCCATCGCTACTTGATGATCACCTCTGGCACGGACCAAATCTTCCTGGACTTCAGAGATACGTCTTTCATGAAGGAATATTGGCCAAATGGGGCTACAACCGGGGTGCCGAAGTACTATTCCGTGTGGGATCAGAACACTTTTTACATTGCACCAACCCCAAACGCCGCGTTTGTGGTAGAAATGGGCTATATCTATCGTCCAGAACAGCTTTCTTCGACAAATAACACGACATGGATCAGCACAAACGCCCCTGAGGCCCTGTTCTATGCCTGTTTGATCCAAGCCTACAGCTACACCAAAGGACCACCTGACATGATGGCCACCTTTGACGCAAGCTACAAGCAGTCTATTCAAGGACTGGGCATCGAGCAGCAAGGCCGTCGCCGTCGTGATGAATATCGTGATGGCATGGTACGTGTTCAACTCAAATCGGAGACACCTGGACCATGATAGGAACCCAATCCCCTGTGTTATTAGGCGGCGTCAGCGTCGCCACTACCAATGGACGAGGCTGGACTCCTGACGAGTTGGCCGATCGAGCTATTGAGAAGATTATTTACGTTGGAAGTGAGTCACATCCAGCAATTCGAGACCAGGCTGTGGCTTTTCGAGGCGCTGTGCGGTCCGTTATCAAGGCCTATCTTGAAGAAGCCGTAAACCAGGATAGGGCAACTATCGCAATCCGCCTGCGCGAAGCAGGTCATTCCAACCTTGTTCATTTGTTAGGAGATTAAAAATGGCATTTTCAGGAAATTTCATGTGTACCAGCTTCAAAGTGGAGCTTATGAAGGCTGTGCACAACTTCACCACAGGCACCGGCAATACGTTTAAGCTTGCTCTGTATGACAACAGTGCCTCATTCACAGCGGCGACTACTGCGTACACGGCTACAAACGAAGTGACTGCGTCAGGTTCGTACTCTGCTGGCGGCGGTGCGTTGACAAACGTGACTCCGACCTCTACTAGCACAACTGCTTTCACAGACTTTGCTGATCTATCGTTCACAAGTGCCACGATTACGGCCTATGGCGCGATGATCTACAACGATTCTGCCGCAGGTGACCCTTCGGTATGTATTTTGGATTTCGGTGGCGCAAAGACCTCTACAGCAGGCACTTTCACCATCATCTTTCCAACAGCAGACGCAACTAACGCAATACTTCGTATTGCCTAAGAGGCGTAAGTGGCCGATGTACGGATTGCACTTGGCGGATTTGGCAGTCAAGCCTGGGGCGAGGCTCCATGGGGCGAGGGTGCGGTCACGCTGTCTGCAACTGGGCAGGTTGGATCGGTCACAACAACGGCGGACGCCAATGTCAGTGTCACAGGTGTCTCTGCAACAGGCCAAATTAGTGCAGTTACCGTCACTGCAAATGCGGATGTCACCCTTACGGGTGTTTCAGCCACGGGCTTTGTTGGTACAGCCACTGTTGTTGGAGAGGCTAACGTCAGTCTCACCGGAGTGTCTGCCACAGGCCAAGTTGGATCAGTTACTGTTGAAGCAGGTGCTGTTGTATCGCTCACGGGAGTGTCTGCCACAGGCTTTGTTGGCGTTGCCACAGCCACGGGAGACGCAAATGTTCAGCCCACCGGAGTACAGGGAACTGGCCAGGTTGGATCAGTCTCCATTGTCACCACAGCAAATGTGGTTCTCACAGGCGTGGAAGCAACAGGCTTTGTTGGGGCAACCACGGTTGCTGCAAATGCTGATGTCTTTGCGACAGGGGTGGAGGCAACTGGCCAGGTTGGATCGGTTGACTTTGCTGGGGACGCTAATGTCTCCCTCACAGGCGTTGAGGCAACAGGGGCAATCGGAACCGTTGTGGTTGAGATTGCAACAATCGTCCCGGTCACAGGCCTTTTGGCCACGGGCAGCGTTGGGACAGTATCGGTTGGGATTGGCGTTGAAGTCAACGTCACAGGCGTCCAGGGAGTGGGCCAGGTCGGCGGCGTGCTGATTTGGTCAATTGTTGATGACAGTCAAACAGTTAACTGGCAAAATGTCAATGATTCACAGTCTCCTGGTTGGGTCCAAGTTAATGATGCACAGACAAATGTGTGGACGCGCATAGCGGCATGAGGAAAACAAGATGACAATTAATTACACCACTCTTCTTGGCCTGGCCAAACCTGTTACAGGGACGGAAGCCAATACTTGGGGAACAGTAGTCAACGATGAGATCACCAGTCTGTTGGATACCGCTGTAGCGGGCACCACCACGCTGAGTTCGGATGCGGACGTAACCCTGACAACGACTACTGGGGCTGCAAACCAGGCCCGGCAAGCGATTATTTTGTGGACGGCGGGTGGAACTGTTACCAGAACCATCACTGCGCCAGCTCAGTCCAAAACCTATGTGGTCATCAACAAGACCTCCAGCACCCAATCAATCAAGCTGGTAGGCGTTGGGCCAACAACCGGTGTCACGATCATTGCGGGAGAGTCTGCTGTCTGCGCTTGGAACGGCGTTGACTTTATCAAGACCAGTTCAACGATTGCAAATGCGGCCGGATCAAACACTCAGGTTCAATTCAATAACAGCGGTGTGCTGGGTGGCTCTGCCAACCTTACTTGGAATGGCACAACGCTTGCGGTAACAGGTGCATTGACGGCAAGTGCCGACTCTACATTCTCCTCAACTGGTGCGTTAAGCATCAGCAAGGGAACGACTGGACAGCGTCCTACACCAGCAAGTGGTATGTTGCGCTTCAATACCACTACAGTTGAGTTTGAGGGCTACAACGGCACTGCATGGGCTTCTGTTGGTGGTGCGGCATTGAGCAACGACACAAGCACAGCGACCAACGTCTATCCCTTGTTTGCGGCGGCTACATCAGGCACTGCATCTACTTTATACACAGGCAATGCCAAGCTGTTGTACAAGCCAAGCACAGGCGAGTTTCAAGCGTCAGTACCTGTTGCATTAAATGGTATTGTGGTGAACAGCCAAACAGTAGGAACAAGCTACACAATTGCGGCAGGGTATTCGGCAATGTCAGCAGGCCCAATTACCTTGAGTGGCGGTGTGGTTGTCACAGTTACATCTGGCTCACGCTGGGTTGTCCAATAGAAAAGGAAAAGATATGGCAAGCGTTGTTGTAAATGGAGATACAAGCGGGGCTGTAACGCTATCTGCGCCAGCGGTAGCGGGTACGGTGACTGTGACCTTGCCAGCGGCAAGTGGCACGATGCTGACCACAGCTTCTACTTTTGGTGGTACTGGCCCTGCGTTTAGTGCTTCCCCAAGCGCCGCACAAACAATAACAAATAACACATTTACAATTATTAATGCAAATACAGAATTGTTTGACACAGCGTCTTGTTACAACAATACAGGTTCTACTGTTGGCAGTATTCCAGCATACTCATTCTTACCCAACGTAGCGGGGTATTACCAAGTAAACGCCGCTTGGTTTGCTGGAACTTCTGCTAACGCAATTAATAGTGCGATTTATAAAAATGGCGCACTATATCAACAGACAGCCGTTCAGTTTTACGCAGGTGGTCAAGTGTTAGGTGTAAATTGTTTGGTTTATTTAAATGGTACAAGTGATTACATTGGGTTTTATGTAAATCAAGGCCAAGGCTCTTCTTACACAACTTTGGCATCAAGACCTGACTTGAATTATTTTGCCGCATCAATGGTAAGGAGCGCATGATGACACTCTACGACAAAATCAAAGCAATTTACCCGCAACTCACTGACGCAGATTTTGGTTTAGTTGGAACTATCCATTTGCAAAACGATGGTCAAGGTGACTACATTGCAAAGTGGGAACACCCAACACTGCCTAGACCTACAGAGGAGCAATTAGCATGACCACAACAATCAATGCCAGCACCACTGCTGGTCTAGTCCAGACTGCTGACACCAGCGGCGTGTTGGCGCTTCAAACTGCGGGGACAACGGCGGTTACTGTAGATGCTTCACAGAATGTGGGGATTGGTACTACTACGCCAAGTTCCAAACTTCATGTTGCTGGGGGGTCTGGTTCTACTATTAGAAACACAGCGTCTGCTGGGTCATCGTGGTTTGTTGGCACAAACGTAGATTCATATATCCTACACAACGAATCTAATACGCCAATGTTGCTTACAACAAACAACACAGAACGTATGCGTATCGACTCAAGCGGCAATGTGGGGATTGGTAATACGCCACAAGGAAATTGGAAACTGCAAGTAACTGGTGGAAGTTTGCTGGTTAATGCTGGTAACTCAGCAACTGGGTATGCTGGTTTTAGGATTAATAACCAAACTTTACCAACTTCTGATGATGGCACAGTAGCTACCCTTGTCCACGCTATCGGTGGAAACTATAGTGGTGGCAGTGCAGAAATTGATTTCTTTAACTGCGTAAATAATGGGGGGGGGTTTCATTTCTACCAAAAAACTGGTGCGGCATCAGCTACTAAAGTGATGGAAATTAACGGAAGTGGAAATTTAACTATTTCTGGAAGCACTGCAACAAAAGCATCGGGAACTACTTGGGCTAACCCATCTGATGTTCGCTTAAAAGACAACATTCAAAACTACACCAAGGGTTTGCCTGAGTTAATGCAAGTCAATGTAAAGACTTGGGAATACAACGGTAAAGGTGGCACAACCAAAGGCATGAATGGTCTTGGCGTTATTGCTGATGAGGTAATGACAGTGTTGCCTGATACTGTTGAAACCTATGACGATAAGTTAAATGCTGATGATGAAGAAACCACAGCAATTAAAAAGTTTGATGCAACAGAAATTACTTGGTTGCTGGTCAAGACCGTCCAAGAACAACAAGCCCTCATCACCCAATTGCAAGCCGATGTAGCGGCACTTAAAGGAGCATCAGCATGAGCTTAATTCTTTCAGGAACTGATGGACTGTCCGATGTTGATGGTTCTGCCGCAACCCCTGCCATCAGGGGAACAGATGCAAACACAGGTATCTTCTTCCCTGCCGCTGACACCATTGCTTTCTCTGAAGGTGGTGCGGAGGCTATGCGTATCGACTCCAGCGGTAATCTGTCAATAGGCACAACTACTTCAAGTGGAAAATTTACAATATTAGACAATTCAGGTGGTGCTGGTGTAGCTTTAATAACTGTATTGACCAACGGTGTAGATGCCAATTGTTATTTAAGTTTAACTGGCTCTTCCGCCACCGATAAACGAATTGTTATTGGGCCATCTACAGGCACTGCCTTGGCGTTTCAAACCAACGCAACAGAACGTATGCGTATCGACTCCTCTGGTAATGTGGGGATTGGAGAGTCTGCATCAATAGTTAGAAAATTGTGCATTACTGCATCTGGAACAACTGCAACAACCAGAGCGGGTATACAGTTAAAAAGTGAAGTTGGAACAACAGCCGAAATATATCAAGGGCCAACATCAAATAATGCGCTCATTTTTGAAGAAAACGGCTCTGAGCGTATGCGTATCGACGCCAGCGGTAACTTGCTGGTGGGGCAAACAACCCAAATTTCAGGTGAGCGTTTAGGTGTTGGCTCTGGAAGCAACACGCTTGTTGCTTGGTTCCAACAAAATACAAACACAAGCGGCTACAACGGGATGGTGATTGGTCTTGGCTCAAACGGGAACAACACATCCACATCATTCCTTAGAGGAAACACAAACGCAGTTGGAAACTGGTATTTGTATGGAAACGGAACAACATCCTTTTCATCTGACCAACGATTAAAGAAAAATATTGAGACAACCCGTGATGGTTATCTTGAGGACTTGTGCAAACTGCGCGTAGTTAAATACAACTGGAAAAACGATGCTGACGGAACTCCAAAAGAACTTGGTTTAATTGCTCAAGATGTTGAGCAAGTGTTTTCTGGTTTGGTTCAAGATGATTTGAACAAAGTCTCTGAAGAGGACGACACAACTTATAAGCAACTTAAAGTCAGCGTATTGCCCTTCATGTTGCTAAAAGCCATGCAAGAACAACAAGCCCTCATCACAGCCCTGACAGCACGAATCACAGCACTGGAAACACCATGAACGAAATCAAACTCTCAACCAACTTGGTAAATGCCATCCTGCAATACCTTGGAACACGCCCATACACTGAAGTCTTTCAGGTCATAGAGGCCATTCAAAAGGAAGCGAAGAAACAAAATGAAGCTATTCAAACTTCCGACGACTCTCTCTAATGGCGTCATAGAGCCTGCACACGAAATTGAAATCGTGTGCGCAAGCTGTGGCTACGACCTGGACGAGGCAGAGCTCGAGGCAGACACCTGCTCCGATTGCAATGCGCCTCTTGACCTTAAGAAGAGCATGTCTATCCAAGTCACAACCATTCCGGCAGCCTCTGGCTCCGCCATGTAAGTGAACACACTCATGTGGACCCACTCAGCATTCTCTTTGCCGCCAATGCCTGCGTCGCTGCAATTAAGCAGGGATGCAAGCTATACAAAGACGCTAAAACGTCTTTCATGGAGATTAAGAAGACTGTTGATGAAGTTGCTTCAGATGTCAAAGCAGTCAGAGGATTCTGGGCAAAGCTCTTCGGGACAGACCCTGAGCCAGCAAGTCCCAAGCCTGTGGCGAAAAAGAAAGAAGCCTACGTTGCCGTTGACGAAACCCAGGTCATGGCGGACATCGTCACTCAGCTTACAAAGCTGTTTAGGCTTGAAGAACAATTAGCAACGCACATCCGGGAGGCAGAAGAACAGTCCAAAAACGTCTATGACCCAGATGCCAACTTGATGGAAGCTGCATTGCAGCGAGTGATGGCGCAGCAGCAGATGGCAGAATTGATTGTGACAGTCAGGGAAACGATGGTGTACCAATCCCCGCCCGAGATGGGCGCGTTGTACAGCAGGGTCTTTGAGATGCGGGAGATCATTAGTCAGGAACAGGAACAGGCAAGGCTAAAAGAGGAAGCACGGCAGAGGTACAGGCAATGGCAACGACGGGAGGCAAAA